TACACAATGTATGAATGTTGCTTATTGTGTACACTGTGGTAATCCATCTGGTTGTAACTGTACCACTATTATCAATACAAATGCTTGTGATAGATATTATAAGCTAGCTTGGCTTGGTTTAGCACCTATGGAATTGCGATCAATGAAGTCTTTCTATGATGCAGTGTGTGTTGTGGCTTATGGTGATGATTCAATTGTTTCTATAAAGCGTGAGGTTTTATCATGGTATAACTTTAGAACTATTTCACAACATTTGCTTGATTTGTATGGTATTAAATTTACAATGGCTGATAAATCCGGCGAGATTTTGGAAAGCAAGCCCGTTACAGATTGTATTTTCCTCAAGAATGGTTTCAGACGTGATGGTATGATATATCATGCTATAATGGATGAAGGAACGCTTAGAGAGATGGTTAATTGGATTCGGGACAGTGATGATGATTATGCCGCCAGTGTAGTTAATGCTAATATGGCACTAATGATGTGGTACCACTATGGTATTGAACGCTTTACTACAGAGCGTAATTTGTTACACTCTGCATTGGTTGAGGCTGGTAAAAATCATGGTGATATTCCACATTTATTGACCTGGGATTATTTGGATATGTGTTTTGTTACTGATCGAAATCCTATTGCTACTAATGATGTTCCTATTATTGAGACTAATACAAAAATTGTTGAGACTGTTACTAACCTTCCTCAAGTAGAACCTAAGAAGGGTATATTCTCTTCTTTATTCCGTAGTAGTAATACTACTACTGTAGAATCTGAAGGTGGACGTACATTTGTTCGTCTTGCTAATTTTAAATGGAGGAAGATGCAGCCAGATATTAAATTACCATTGCAAGATGCCTATACAGCTGGAAAATGGATCTATTTGCATTGCTGGAGCACAGATCCTGAGTTATCTGAACATATGGATGAGTTTGTGGATATGTGGCTTGTTGCTGTTGAAATGGCTAAGTCTAATACAGACTATCAGAATGATGGAAAATCTATTAATGCTCCTGATGGTTATTTGTCTGTTAATTACTTACTTACTATTATGCAATATGGCTTCTTATTAGATGTTGTTG